TTAACATAACATACATAATACGCACCTAATCATAGATCCAGCTGGGCTTGCTTCTGTAGACACAAAAACGGCGCAAACCGCTGATATACCTGATAAACCAAGCCCATTAAATTTTTTTGCAATGTTTTCCCACACGGCTTTAATCTGTGGGTTTTCATTGCGGTCAGCATGGCAACCTAGTAAAGCGATCTCTGGGTCAATTCCTGAATTCTTGGCTAAATAAATTGCTTCAGAATCAGATATATAGCGTCTTCCTTTGCGCATTTCACTAATGCGAGATGCATTTACATTCAAATCATGAGCTATTTGCTTATCTTGTATGTAATTTTTCGCCTTTTTATAGGCATCTAACAGCTGACTTTGATACATCGGGATACCTCCATTTACCAAATTTTAGCCTGAATATTGCGAAATTTCGCATCTGGCAATTACGGCAAACCGTAATTAGACTTACGAAAAATCGTAATCAGTTGACCGCTTTAGCTTGGGCTTTTGCCCTAAATACACATGATTAGGTCTCAACTGACAACGGCAACCTTTAAGTAACATCATTATCATTAGTTTAGCTAGTTTTGTTACGTTGTCACCAAGTTAATCTTTGCTTTAGGAAAAAGACTTATGCTTACGGAAAAAATTAAAGCCCTCATAGAGAAAGAAGCTCAGCTCAACCCTCGCCTAACTGGTGTCTTTTTCCGTAAGCACCTTGGGCAATCAATGTGCTCTGAAGGTGGTTTACTAACTGATTTGGCCGTCTCTTGTTTCGAATATTTCAACCAGCTTAAGAACGACTTAAAACAAAAAGCGCATAGAGCCAGCTTGCAAAAACAAAAGCAGGAACACGAACGCTTACAAGCTTCAACCAAGCGCGTCAATCAATCTGTTACCAAATCGGCCAATCAAGCTAACGCTCGTTTTATTGGGTCACTTCGTTTTTCTCTTCAAGCTGGCAACCTAATCATTAAAACCGTTTCACGTTCTATGCCAAATCCTGCGAAATCGATTCGACGTTACCTCAAAAAGCTTGGCGTCAACCATCTAGGTAAAACACAGCAAGAACGTGACGGCGTCACTTATGTTGAGTTCACTAATGAGGCCGTGAATAACATTCTTGACGTTCTAAAGGAAAAGCAAGCCACTAATGAAACCGTCCCAACGAGTGCGGATATTCACTTGTTACCAGTGGCTCATTATGTCGAACCTCAGTGCTCGAACACTTCGCTAATTTTTCAACCTTTGGCGGCCTAACTATGAATACGCAAACCATCTACTTTGATTTGTTACCTGACTATACGGTGTCCGTGTTGGTTAAGGGCTGCAATGACTGGGACTTGTTCAAATCCATCTCTCACTTAGAGTTTTGGGCGTTAACGCATTTTGACCATTTCACATTGGTGTCTATCACCAATACCACTCATCAAGAACGTTTGGCTTTGGGGGTTTTCGATGACTACAACAACTAAAGTGATCACCTCAGTACCTGAGTTAATACACATTGACTACTTATGCTTTACGTTCTCAGTCAAAGACCTTCGCCACTGTTATCACGGCTTGGCTAAGCGTCACAAGAATGAGGTCGTTAAAGGGCTACCAAAGAAAAGCTTGCTTAAGCGTGCGGTACGTTCGCCTAAGTTCCCTGCTCCACCTCGCTTTGATTCGACAGTTGCGAAGACGGCTGAAGAGATTGAACAGTACAACACGGCCTACGAGTTTTGTTACCGCAACTACTTAGAAGAGACTTTGCGCATTTTCACCAATCAGGTATTGGGTTTGTCTTTGTCTGCTCCTCGTGGTCTTGGCTTTCAGTTTTATACCGAGTCCATGAAATTGACTTCTGAGACAGGTGAAGATTTCTGCGGTTATGTTGGCATTGGTGGCAATAACGACACAGTACATTTTCAAATTAATGGTACTGGCTGTAAGCACATGTTTGCTCGTAACTCTCGCTATGTCATTCACGATTGGCTTAGTAATGTTCTCGGTGTTCAAACACTGGCGCGGGTTGATTTGGCCTATGACGATTATGACGGGTTGTTTGATTGTAACTATGCCAAAAAAGCTTGGCTTGATGGTGCCTTTCGAACCTCTGCCCGTGGCCGTCCTCCAGTACTGCATGAACAGGTAACGATATCCAAGATTGTCAAAGGTAAGCCGGAATATACACGTGAGCAATATTCTGTTGGTTCTCGGACTTCTCGCGTCTATTGGCGCATCTACAACAAGGCATTAGAGCAGAACTTGTCACAAACGGGCCTCACTTGGTATCGCTCTGAAGTTGAACTTAAAAAATGGAACATTGATGTTCTTTTGAATCCTGATGGGGCTTTTGCGGCCATCAATGACTTTGCTGCCTCTATCTCTTCAGCTCGTAAGGTAGACACCAAACCAAAGCCAACCAAACGCGTTGCTTTAGACCTGTTGGCCTCTGCGCATTGGATGCGCCGACAGTATGGAAAAACACTTAATTCCCTCATCGAATTCTATGAGGGTGACATTGAAACAGTAATCGGTTCTCTCATTCGCGATGGAACAAAATTCACCTTCCCTGATACCTATGGAAAGTTGGTGACTCACATATTGGAGACTTAACACATGGCTAAATCTGTTTTCGTTCTAGGTATGGATATTACATGGAACTCAGCGCGAGGCGACAGCGCGCAACTTAATATATCGCGCCCTCTGCGTGAAATTAATGCAGAGAAATTTAAGCGCCGCACCATTGGAGAATCTGGTGATGTCAATCCGCAGTGGGACCAACCATTAATGATTGATCATGAATATGCACTACTTCTCGAACGTACGGGCGCGTTAGTTCCACGTCGTGAGTATGAATTGCGCTTAGAGATAAACCCAGAAGATCCTTTGTCGGGTGCAGTAGTAACTGAGTTAATCCCAGTCGATGCTGAAATCAAAAAGCACTTCGAAGTATCAATGAAGGGTAAATAATGACCGTTTCAGTTTGCGCTCAAATTCTCAATAACGGCGCGGTTAAAGCCTTGCCTTATGAGCCGCTTGATAATTGCTCCTTTGTTCTTGTGAGTCGTGATGAACTTGAGCAAATGAGTCTTAACGCAAACTTAAGCTTTGATATTGATGCAGCATTTTTCGCTGAAATCACAGGTTATGTGCTGCTCTCTTTCGCGTCTGGCCATGTGCTAGGCCGAATCCTTAAAGGGCTTGGGAAAGCCTAAACCTTAAATATAAATGGAGAACAAACCTATGAAAACTAACAACACAGTTAAACAATTTGGCATTAAAAAGCTAGGTACTCAAGCCATCGCGTTAACAGGTGCGCTTATCTCTGGTGCTGCTCTTGCTGACGATTCCTCTAACGTATCTGGTGCTATCAGTGGCGCGGTTACTACAGGACAAACCAACTACACATTAGTTGTTGTCGGCCTGCTTTCAATGGCTGCGATTGGCTTTGGCCTGAAAATGATGACGGGCGCTATGCGTTCATGATTCAGGAGACAATGACCGCCATTCTGACACTGCTGTTTGCTCTTGCCCATGTCGGGGCATTTATCAGCGGTGTCAAATCTGGAATCAACGCCTCCTAGTGAGGCGTTTTTTATTGGGTTAATTTCTTATGTGTATCAAACAAATCTTCACTTTTTCATTGTCCTTTTTGTGTATTTTCAGCGTTGAGGCTGACTACTATCGGCTTTTATCAATGGGCCGCAATGGTAATGTTGTTACGCTTTGTACTGGTCTTAAGGTTGGCGACATTGTTTCCGGTGACTATTCAGTTAACCTCGGTGGAAAACGGGTTGATGGTCGAACTTGCCAATATGCGGAAATATTTAGAGGGCATCTGAATGTGACTTTTCTCAATCACCGCAACCAATCCTATATAGGTAAAATCCTTGCCATAAAGTTAGAGCCTTGCCCTTCTGGTTTTGAGCGAAACACTCAAACAGGTGTGTGTGAAGAGCCTCCGCCACCTTATTGTCAGCAACCCGATGTACTCGATGAAATGCAGCGCTTTCGAGATTCGTGTGCGGCCAAAGGTAATGGCTACACGGCTGAAATTTCCTGCAACGATGAGAACAATAGCTTATCAACCTATTGCGCCCCTCCGCCGGATGCCTGTTTGCCAGGTACACCCAATTGGCCCGCTTGCAGTAATGATGATGACCAGCAATGCGACTCATCTTCAGATGATTGGAATGATCGTTTAGGCAAGTGCTGTAATACATCGAATAACTTTTGTGATGAAGCGCCCCCAACGCCCTGCACCATTACTAGCCCTGATTGGCCTGAGTGCGATGGAGAGCAGCCACCAAACAACGACGACTCAAACAATAATGATGACGGCAATGATAATGGTAATGGTAATGGAACTCCGCCAAGTAACGGCTCTGGTAACGGCAGTTCTGACGGTGGTAGCTCAACGCCTCCGCCAGTGGAAGATAATCAAGATATCAACGACTCTATCCAAGCACTGAATGCTGATATGAACCAACAACTGACCAGCATCAACAATGATATGAATCGTAATCATGGTGAATCGCTAACGGCTCTTGAGCAATTAAAGGACTCCAACCAACAAGCTATTGATAAAAACACGGAAGATATCGCCAAAGCTTTTGAAGACACGGTCAATGCTCACTCGACTAACGTTACTGACGCTATCAACCGCCAAACGGGTCAATTCGAAAGTGGTTTAGCCGACAACCTAGGTCAAGTGAGTGACGGATTAGCCAACTTAGAAGAAACCAATGAAAAAGGCTTTTCTGATTTACTCAATAGCCTAAAAAAATTAACCGAGGGTGACGTGTTATTTCAAGACGGGAGAGAACCTATTAATGTTCTTTCTGACGAACCCTTCCTAGCCCTAAAGGATGATATCGAGACCTTACAAGGCGACTTAGAATCCCAGCTCGAAGAAATCAAAGATTACTTTAATTTTTCTAATGACTTAGCTGACGGAATGTTCAATTCACATGATTTACAACTTACTTGGGGCGAGTATGAAAATAAGGTGTTCACAACTTTACGTGAAAACGCTGGAATCATCTCACCTGTCATTTTGTTTTTGTTTGGCTTCGCTGGCCTACGTGAAATTATGAGGGCTTTCTGATGATAGAATTTTTTGAATATATTGCTTATCTCGGTGCTACTGTTCTGAATTACCTTGAAAACCTTGGCACCTTTTTGGAGCAGATATTTGTCTGGCTTGAAGTGTGGTTGATTAAGATGAAACTTGCTTCACAGCTTTATTTTTTACGCTTTTCATTTCTCGTTGCTAAGGCTTTATTAGAAGAGATTGGATTTGCAACGTTATTGACTGAGCTCTTTAATAAATTGCCTTCAGAGATAAGATATTGGGCGCATCTATTCAAGTATCCTGAAGGTATCGCTCTCTACATAAACTGTTTCACCACCGCAATAGTGATAAGGATGTCTCGATAATGGCGATCACAATAAGAACGGGGGGAAATGGCTCTTACAAAAGTGCTTACACCGCTTGGTTTTCTATTCTGCCAGCATTAAAAGCGGGTCGTGTGGTGGTCACAAACCTTGAAGGTATGGAACCATTACATGTCATTGAAGAGCGTTTAAATATCCAATTCCCCTCCTCGACTAAACTCATTCGCATCTTCTCACGCTCTGAGGTTGGCATTGATTTATGGCAGCATTTCTTTTGTTGGTGTCCTTTAAATTCATTGATTGTGATTGATGAGTGCCAAGATATCTTTTCAAAGAATGTCGGCTTCGATGGCCGCAAGATAAAGCATCGACCTTTAGAGGAATTCTTACCGCATTTGCCTGATTGGTATTCTGAGTTTTTCCATTCTCGACACGTTCCTGTCGATATGACCACATTGAAAGAATCAGAAGTGGATGATTTAGGATGTGCAGAATATGACAGCCAAGGAAGGATCATCTACCCACTCACTTACAATGAAGGTTTTATGCGTCATCGTAAGTACAATTGGGATATCGAATTACTCTCTCCAGATTGGCAACAGATAGACAGCTCTATCAAAGCCTGTGCTGAACAAGCTTTCTTTCATAAGAACCGTGACAAGATGTTCTTTGCTAAACGAAAGCCTTATATCTATCAGCATCCTGTTAACGTCACTAAGCCAGTGATACCCACTAAAAAAGATGCAGGGCTCTTTACTCAGAAAATACCACTAGAAGCGCACCTGCTTTATAAGTCGACCGGAACGGGAGCCATCACCAAGTCAGGTGGTTTGAATCCCCTATTTAAATCTCCCAAGTTCTTATTCACTTTGTTCATCATCTTTTCTTGTATGGGGTACTTTTGCTATGTCGCTTTTGATCTTCTTTCTCAAAATGAAAGTCCGGTTTCAACAAATGAACCTAAAACGCAGACTGATAGCCAAGTTGTTCAATCTGGTTCGGTTCCCAGCGTTAAAGAAGATCATCAAAGCATTCATGATATATCTGGCCGTGGGGATCATCATTCGAATTCTGAGCAAGGGCGTCCTACTTATGTTCCTGTAAAAGAGATCCTTTACTTTGAAGGCTTAGAGTCGGCTTATTTGTCTGGCTTTCACAGTGCAAAGAAAACCGTTGTTGTTAAAGGTAAAAGTTACGTTAACCGAGAGTATGACGTGATCATCAACATCTATGCCTCTGACGGCTTATACTCGGTCAACCAAAAATATTTGGAGGCTGTCGGTGTCAAGTTTGAAGTGATTCATGAATGTTTGATGATCTTAAAACAGGACGATAGGAAAAGCTTGCTCACTTGCGAACCAAGCCAACCTGACGGCCAAATTGAAGAGGTTGAGACTGATTTTGCACAACTTGAAGAAAAGCGCAGTAAGTCGATGACTGATAATTCATATTTAATGTGATGGTGGTAATGATGGAAGGCGATTGGTTCATAACGGCTTACGAGATCTACCTAGAGATTATGTTGGTGGTGTTGGTTTGCGGGCTTGTTAGTCTGCGAAGTGACCGATACAGAAGAAAATAGACAAGCAGTCAATTAATCGGCACGGATAGCACCGTTGCCGATTGAGACCTTTTCACTTACAAACATACTTCAATACGCTTAAATCCAATGTTCGAAGCTGACTCACAAGCTGCATCAAGTGTTTTAAAAAGCCTGTCACCACCTCTTTGAGCTTGTAAGACATGTTTATCAATCAGTAAGTGATAACCACCTTCCAAAGGAGCGGAAACCACAGTTGCTTTTTTTACTGCACCTGCATCGAAGAGTATTTTTAAGTCCTTAATCTGCAT